AGAAGTTATAATAGGTCGGAGTCCATTGTCATTTGTGATAAGGACTTCAATTTCACGCCCGATAGAAAGGAATTTCTAGGGGCACTTACTGGTGCTTTCCCCAATCAAACTTCCTTTACGAAGGAAGATTTTGACCAAGTTGGTGGAATGCCTTACTGGGTTAAATCCTCTAGGTATGATTTCAAAGTTGGTGCGAATACCTTCAACCTTGAAGCAGTAATCAGTGGTTACAATGGTGGATATGAACCATCGGTGGTAACTCCGATTGCACCTAGTGTTCAACCTGCACCAGTTCCTGCAGTGAATAATCCTGCGAATATGCCAGTTGCGGCTAAAACAACTGCGATAAATGTTTTGGATAATGTGAAAATCATTCCCGAAAAAATGTCTAACTATGTTCCTTTTGGACATTTCAAAGATGTTAAAGGGATTATCAAGTCCAAAATCTTCTTCCCAGTATTTGTTACTGGATTGAGTGGTAACGGTAAAACCTTGATGATTGAACAAGTTTGTGCTTCATTGAAGAGAGAACTTTTCAGAGTTAACATTACCATTGAAACTGATGAAGATGATTTAATGGGTGGACACACTTTACAAGGTGGCGACATCATGTTTAGAGAAGGCCCAGTTATCAAAGCAATGAGGAAAGGTGCTGTCCTTCTTCTTGACGAAGTTGATTTGGGTTCTAACAAGTTGATGTGTTTACAATCAGTTCTTGAGGGTAAAGGATACTTAATCAAGAAAACTGGTGAGTGGGTAACACCTGCGCCTGGTTTCACTATCCTTGCGACTGCAAATACTAAAGGTCAAGGTTCTGACGATGGAAAGTTCATAGGAACTCAAATCATGAACGAGGCAATGTTAGAGAGATTTGCGATTACAATGCAACAAGAATATCCACCAGTGAAAACTGAGAAGCAAATCCTTTCAAAAGAAATGGAATTGACTGGTGCAGTTGACGAAGACTTCGTTGAGAAGTTAGTAGACTGGGCAGATATAATCAGAAAATCCTACTATGAAGGTGCGATTGATGATGTTGTTACCACTAGAAGATTGGTTCACATTGTGAATGCATTCAGAATGTTTGGTGATAAAATGAAGTCCATTGCGATGTGCATTTCAAGGTTTGATGAAGAGACTAGAGCGTCCATTATTGACCTCTACACTAAGATTGATGATGGTATCGACCCTAGTGAAGAAACTTCTGAAAACCCCATTGACGAATCAGAGTCTGAAGAGTATAATGGATAGTATGTCTGAAACTGGATACAAGTATAACGAGGGAGCTCTAATTAAGGAGCTCCAATCGTATATTGATTCCACATACGACCAACATTATAGTCTGAATCAATATCAGGCTACTGAGTTCATCATTGACGCTGGTCATGGTGAAGGGTTCTGTCTCGGAAATGTATTGAAATATGCACAACGATATGGAAAAAAGGGTGGTAAGAATAGAGCAGACCTTCTGAAGGTTCTACACTATGCTATCATACAATTATATATTCATGATTTGGAGAATCAACGTGATGAAAATAAGTGATAATACTAAGGAAGTTCTAAAGAACTTCTCAACAATTAATTCGGGAATCCGAGTTAAAGAAGGAAATAAACTAGAAACGATTTCCAATATGAAAAATATTCTTGCAGTTGCGACTGTAAGTGAATCGTTCCCTACTAATTTTTCCATATACAATTTGCCTGAGTTTTTGGGAGCGACCAGTTTAATGGAAGACCCCGATTTTGACTTTGGTGAATCCTCGTTGTCGATTGCAGATAACAATTCTAAACTTGCATACTATTATGCATCGGAAGGAATGGTTGTTGCACCCGATAAAATGATTACAATGCCTGATGCAGAGATTAGTTTCAAGGTTACCTCAACTTTGTTGGGAGACCTACAGAAAGCGTCAAGTGTTCTAGGTGTTAATGACCTAGTGTTAGAGTCAGACGGCACAACCGTATCTCTAACTGTAAGTGATAAGAAGAATGCAGCTTCTAATACCTTCTCACGAGTAGTGGGTGAAGGTGATGGAACAACGTATTCTATGAACTTTAAGATTGAAAATCTTAAGATTCTAACTGGTAATTATGATGTATCAGTTTCCTCTAAAGGTATCTCGCACTTTAAAAATGCAGATATAGATTTAGAGTATTTTATTGCACTAGAACCCGATTCAAAATACGGTTCCTAGTATAAATAATAATGAAATGGCAAATGTTCTATCTCAACTTTGTCATGGGAGTGTATCCTTCTCATCATTCTACACAGGCGATACACACACAAAAATAGGTGGGGATTTTTGACTTTTTATTATGGATGGAATGAATGACTGAAGAATTTTTATATGTGGAAAAGTATCGACCACAAACAATTGACGATACTATATTACCTCAAAGTTTCAAAGACCAATTTAAAGAATTTGTAAAACAGGGTGAAATCCCCAATTTACTTTTAAGTGGTTCTGCAGGTTGTGGTAAAACTACAATCGCAAGAGCATTATGTAATGAACTTGGTGCAGACTATATCATAATCAACGGTTCTGATGAAGGACGATTGATTGATACCCTTCGAACTAAAATTAAAAACTTCGCTAGTACTGTGTCGTTGGGTGGTGGCCCGAAAGTGGTTATCCTTGACGAAGCAGATTATATTAATGCAGAGAGTGTTCAACCTGCATTGAGAGGATTCATAGAAGAGTTCTCTTCTAATTGTAGATTCATATTCACTTGTAACTATAAGAATAGAATCATTCCTGCATTACACTCTAGAACAACTGTAATTGATTTCAAAATCAATCCCTCAGAGAAACCTGTTCTTGCACAACAAATGTTAGAAAGGTGTAAAACCATATGTGAACTAGAAAACATAACTGCAGAACAACCAGTACTTGCAGAATTGATTATGAGATTCTTCCCCGACTTTAGACGTGTTCTAAATGAAATGCAACGTTATGGAGTTGGTGGAGTTATAGATTCGGGATTACTATCTTCATTGAATGAAGAAAAACTTCGACCTTTAATAAATATGATTAAGGAAAAGAACTGGAAGGGTATGAGAAAATGGGTTGGTCAAAATTCTGATAACGATTTTACTACACTATTCAGAAAATTATTCAATGCACTTGAAACAGAACTAGAACCATCTTCAGTTCCTGCGTGTGTTTTGATTATTGCAGACTATCAATATAAAGCTGCATTTTCTATGGACGATGAAATTAACTTTGTCGCTTGTTTAACTGAAATAATGTCGGAGTGTAAATTCAAATGACACAATATGACGATAGAGTACAATATCAGAGAGACTTACTAGCCGCAGAAGAATGGGCAAAAGGTGTTAAGTCATGTCATGTTCATTCAACGAATAGTTGTTGGTATGACGACAGGCCTCAAGATACTGAAAACAGTTCAGTAACTGATATACAATATAACAATGGAATTATTACAAGAACAAAAAAAGGTAAACTTATACACACCTTTGGAGAAGCACTTAAAGGTGAAGAACTTGTACGTTCCTATATCAGAAGTCAACAACACTAATGTCTAAACGTAGTCCTTTTGACTTTGTTAAGTCAGTCTCTTATGACAAAAAAGACCTCATGGTTGATGAGGTCGAAGAGAAAGCATATCAACCATTCCTCGCAAACAAATCTTTGTCTTACCACCAAGATTCTGTTTTCTTTATTAACGAAATGAACAATCGGCATCATCTTGATAACCGTCTTCAATACGTCTTTTTACTAAATACTCTTAGAAAAAGACAAAGGTTTTCCAAATGGGAAAAACCTTATGTTAGTAAAAAACTCGATACAATAAAAAAGTATTATCAAATATCAACACTAAAAGCAAAAGAGTATATGGAAGTGTTAAGTGATAAACAGTATCGTGAATTGAAAAACAGAATGAAAACTGGTGGTAAGAACAATGATTGACAATGAAGCTTTAGTATCGGAACTGGTCGAAATAACCTTCCCCGAAAAAGACGACTTCCTAAAGATAAGAGAAACACTATCTAGAATTGGTGTAGCGTCTCGTAAAGATAACGAATTATTTCAATCTTGTCATATCCTACACAAACGTGGGAAGTACTATATCGTACACTTCAAAGAACTATTCAAACTAGACGGCAAACCAACGTCCATAGACGA